GGATTATTAGATTATAAAGATAGTCCGATAGACAAAGGCAAAGATATATTTTTACAATTATTTAAGGAGAGAATTATATTATGAAAATACAACTTATGGAAAATCCTATGCAATATAGTATGGGATCAGCTCTTGAACGCGTTTTAATGCATAGAGGAGTGACAGATATTTCTCATTTATTAAATACTTCTGATAAAGATATTTGTTCTTTTCTTTTATTTGGTGAATTTAGATTACAAGCAGCTTTATCTAAATTATTAAAAACTATTCAAAATGATGCCGATGCAGTGGTTATTGTAGATAGTGACTGTGATGGTTTTACATCTGCGGCATTGTTAATTAATTATCTTCATGATTTATTTCCTTATTGGGTAGAAAATAATTTAACTTGGTTTATGCATGAGGGCAAGCAACATGGATTGAGTGATTTTACACCTAAATTTAATAATCCAGATTTAAAATTAATTTTAATTCCAGATGCGGGCTCTAATGATTATGAATATCATCAATATTTTAAAGAAAAGAATATTGATATTATTATTTTAGACCATCACGAAGCAGAGATAGAAAGCGAAAATGCTATAGTTATTAATAATCAATTATCAGATTATCCGAATAAAGAATTATCAGGAGTAGGAGTAACTTGGCAATTTTGCAAATATATTGATAGTATTTTAAATGTAGATTATGCAGATTCATATTTAGATTTAGTTGCATTAGGATTAGACGCTGATATGATGAGTTTAAAATCTTTTGAAACTAAACATTTAATTAATAAAGGTTTTAAACAAATTCAAAATCCTTTTTTTGAAGCCATGATTGAAAAAAATGGTTATCAAATGAAAGATAAAATTAATCCTATTAGTGTAGCTTTTTATGTTGCTCCTTATGTCAATGCTATCGTAAGAAGTGGTACAATAGATGAAAAACAAATAGTATTTCGTTCTATGTTAAAATTTGAAGCATTTCAAAAAATTCTATCTACTAAACGAGGTCATAAATTAGGAGAAATGGAAACAGTTCTTAGTCAAGCTATGCGCGTAGTTGTTAATGTTAAAAATCGACAAACAAGAGCTCAAGAAGCAGGGCTTGAACTATTAGAAAATATGATTACTAATCAAAATTTATTGAATCATAAAGTTTTATTATTTTTACTAGAACCAGGGCAAATTGATAAAAATATTGCGGGTTTAATAGCAAATAAATTTATGGCTAAATATCAACGTCCTTGTTGTATTTTAACTAAAATTGTAGATATTCCAAATGAGAATGAAATAATTATATCTTATCAAGGCTCCGCGAGAGGGTATGATAAGTCTGGAATTACAAATTTTAAAGATATTTGCGCAGAAACTGATGCTATTATGTATGCGGAAGGTCATCAAGGCGCTTTTGGTTTAGGGATTCTAGAAGAAAATATTGAGACTTTTATAGAAAAAACAGATATTGCTTTGAAAGATATGAACCCTGACCCAGTATATTTTGTTGATTTTTTATATTATGGTTGTGATGTCAATTCAACAGATATTATTGATATTGGACAAGCAGATTATCTATGGGGCAAAGATTTAGATGAACCTTTTGTAGCGATTCATGATTTAAAAATAACAAAAGATATGGTTGTCTTAATGGCGCCTGATAAAAAACCAACATTAAAAATTATTTTACCAAATGGAGTAAATTTAATTAAATTTAATTCTAATCAAGAAGAATATGAACAATTTATGTCAGATGGATATATTGCTATTGATGTTGTTGGTAGATGTAATATAAATGAATGGAGAGAAATTATTACTCCGCAAATTCTTATAGAGGATTATGAAATAATTGATTCTAGCAAATATTTCTTTTAACAGCTTGGGCGGTGAACGCTCGATCCTGGAAACTAAAATAGGTTTTAGAAATTTTTAATGTAAATTTTCCATATTGACTTTTTTATATAAAAATGATATAATAAATATATAATAATAAAAAGGATAGAAAATAATAATGATATTAACACAAAAGCAAGAAGAAGGATTAAAAATTGCTTTAAGTAGATTTCAAAATAAAGAAAAATATACTTTGTATTGCGGGATATGCCGGTTTGAAAACTCATTTGGACGAAACTTGCGAAATTAATTTTTTATTTTTGAATAATATATAGAAGAAAAATGTTATTCAAAGGAGATAAAAATAATGGTAGTAAAATGTATAGTGTGCGGAAAAGATTTTGAAGCACAAAAGTCAACTAAAAAATATTGTAGCAATGAGTGTATGAATGCTATGCGTAGAATGAAATGGGCACAACGAAATAAGGTAGAAAAAGAACAAAAATTAATGCCAGAAAAAGAGTGTCCAATATGTAATAAAAAATTTAGACCCAAAAATGCAGCAGCAAATCAAAGAACTTGTTGCTATGAATGTATGCCAGATGGAACTCAGTTAACAAGAGGCGGTTTTTTAGCAAAAATAAAAGAGGTTAGAGGTGGAAAATGCATTAGATGCGGTTATAATAAATGTCTAAAAGCATTAGATTTTCATCATTTAGATCCTTCTAAAAAAGATTTTACAATTAGTAATGATCATTTTAAATTATTAGATGCAGTAGCAGAAAGTAAAAAATGTATTTTAATATGCTCAAATTGTCATAAAGAATTACACGACAGATTATGGGCGATAGATGAGTTAAATTTAGAAGAAATGGAGGAAGTAGAACTTTATGGAATTGACTAAAAAACAAGAAGAAGGTTTGAAAATTGCCGTAGCCAGACACCGTGCAAATGAAAAATGCACAGTGATTGCTGGCTACGCTTAAAAGTTGGAACTGGAAAATCTACTTTAGTAAAATTTATTGTTGAAGCATTAAATATATCAGAAGATAAAATTTGCTATGCTACTTTTACTGGTAAGGCTGCACAGGTGCTTTTAAAAAAAGGTAATAGAAATGTATCAACTTTACACAAATTATTATATAAGAGTATTCCTAAACCAGATGGCGGCTTTATTAAAATTCCAGTAACAGAAATTCCTTATGATATAGTGATTGTAGACGAAGTTTCTATGGCGCCAAAAACTTTAATGTCTTTATTATTTAGTTATAAAGTTCATGTAATTTGTTTAGGAGACCCATTTCAATTACCTACAATAGATAAAGATGAGGATAATGGTTTATTAGAGCATCCACATATTTTTCTAGATGAAGTAATGCGACAAGCTGCGGAATCTGAAATTATTCGTTTAACTATGGATATTCGAGCAAATAAAAATATTGAATATACTTCTTTAGGTTCTGAAGTATTAGTGTTAACAAGAGAAAGTCTAAATACTGGAATGTTACAATGGGCAGACCAAATTTTAGTTGCAACTAACGCAACTAGAGTAGGGATTAATAATCAAATGCGGGAATTATTAGGAAGGGGAGCTCAACCAGAAAGTGGAGATAAAATTATTTGTCTTCGTAATTATTGGGATATTTTAGCAGAAAATGATGACCCTCTTGTAAATGGAACTATTGGATATTTAGACAACTCTTTTGCAAGTTTTGTACAAATTCCTAATTGGTTGGGTGGACATCGTATAGATATTATTCAAGGTAATTTTATATCTGATAGTGCTGCAATATTTAATAATTTAAAGATGGATAGCAAAATGATTCTAACAGGAGAAAAATGTGTTGATTGGAAAACTGCATATAAACTAAATAAAAATCCTAAAACTTTAGGACTACTTCCTTTAGAATTTACCTATGGATATGCAATTACTTGTCATAAAGCGCAAGGCTCAGAATGGAATAAAGTTTTAGTATTAGAAGAAAAATTTCCATTTGATAAAATTGAACATGCTCGTTGGCTTTACACAGCTTGTACAAGAGCATCAGAAAAATTAGTTTTAATAAGATAGTTAATATTTTATTTATTCAAGCAAGAGATATTTTTTTTCTTTTGCTTGATTTTTGTATAAAAATATGATATAATATTATATATATTAAAGAAAGAGGTTAATTAAATGGGCGGAAGGTTTGAGATCCATGCACACACAATGTATAGTAATATTAGATTATTAGACTGTATTAATCGTCCGAAAGATTTAATTAAAAGAGCAATTGAATTAGGATTATCGGGAATTTCTATTACAGACCATGAATGTTTAAGTTCTCATATGGAAGTAAATATGTTTACAAAAGAAATTCAAAAAGAGTATCCTGGTTTTAAAGTTGCTCTTGGAAATGAAATTTATTTATGCGACAATAGAGAATCTGGACAAAAATATTACCATTTTATTTTAATAGCAAAAAATAAAACTGGTCATAGAGCTTTAAAAGAATTATCTTCAAAAGCTTGGATGAATTCATACTGGGACAGAGGTATGGAAAGAGTTGTTACAACATACAGCGATTTAAAAGAAATTGTAGAAAAATATCCAAATTCTTTAATTGCATCAACCGCATGTTTAGGTGGAGAACTTAGTACAAACACCTTAATATTATCCAATAGCCAAAAAAATGGAGACCAGGCTAGCGCAGAAAAAGCACATAATAATATAATTAATTTTATGCTATTTTGCAAAGAATTATTTAAAGATGATTTTTATATTGAATGCGCGCCAGGTTCTTCTAAAGAGCAAATTATAGTAAATCAAAGACTTGTAAGTATCGCAAAATGTTTTGATGTAAAAATGGTTTTAGGTACAGATGCACATTATCTTAAACAAGAAGATAGATATGTACATAAGTCTTATTTAAATTCAAAAAATGGTGAACGAGAAGTTGATGATTTTTACGAATTTTCATATTTGCAAACTGAAGATGAAATCAAACACAATTTGAGTTATAGTATTCCACTTGAATATAATAATCTTATTTCAAATAGTCAAGAAATTTATAATAAAATTGAAAATTATTCATTAGAACATAAACAAACTATTCCTACTGTACAAGTATACAATTATCCAAAAGATGATTCTTTAAATGAATATCCCACATTGCATTATTTATTACAAAGTGATGATGTTCAAGATAGATATTGGGTAAATACTTGTTTAACAAAATTAAAAGAAATAAATAGATATAATTCAACTTATTTAAATAGACTGGAAGAAGAAGCGGATATTAAATTAACTATTAGTCAAAAACTTGAAACTAATATGTTTAAATATCCAAATACTTTACAGCATTATGTAGATTTATTCTGGGACTGTGGGAGCATAGTAGGAGCCGGTCGAGGTTCTAGTTGTTCAGGCTTAAATCATTATCTTATGGGCATTACTCAGTTAGACCCAATAGAATGGGAGCTGCCTTTTTGGAGATATCTTAATAAAGAACGTGTTGAATTAGGAGATATTGACCTTGATTTGTGTCCATCTAAAAGACCTTTAATTATTAAAAAAATTAAAGAAGAAAGAGGTCAAAATTTTGCTTCTACAATAGATGAACAATCTAAAGAAAATTTAGGTTGTACATTAATTGCAACTTTTGGAACGGAAACTACTAAATCAACTATCTTAACAGCTTGTAGAGGTTATCGAACTGTGGAGTATCCGGATGGTATAGATAGTGATACTGCGCAGTATATGTCATCTTTAGTTCCTTCAGAGCGTGGATTTTTATGGACATTAAAGGATGTTATTCAAGGAAATTCAGATAAAGGTAGAAAACCTGTATCTACATTTATTAATGAAGTAGAAAAGTATCCTGGATTATTAGAAATTATGAAAGGTATTGAAGGTTTAATTAATAAAAGAAGCTCTCATGCTTCTGGAGTTATTTTATTTGATGAAGACCCTTATGAATTTGGATGTTTTATGAAAACTCCAAAAGGAGAGATTATTACTCAATTTGACTTGCATATGTGCGAAGCCGCGGGAATGACTAAGTATGATTTTTTAGTAACTGAAGTGCAAGATAAACTTGCAGAAACAATTAAGTTACTACAAAAATATGGAGAAATAAACCCATTGTTATCTTTAAAAGAAGTGTATAATCAATACTTTCATCCATCTATTTTACCCTTAGATAATGTTCCAGCTTGGAAAGCTTTACAAGATAACAGTGTAATTAATATTTTTCAGTTTGATTCTGAAGTAGGGTCTCAAGCAGCAAAAAAAATTAAACCACATACTATTCTTGAAATGGCAGATGCTAATGGATTGATGCGATTAATGACTGCTGAAAAAGGTCAAGAGACTCCAATGGAAAAATATGTAAGATTTAAAAATGATTTATCATTATGGTATCAAGAAATGCGGAAAGCCGGTTTATCACAATTTGAAATGGATACTTTAGAACCTTACTTTAAAAAATCTTATGGAGTTCCACCAAGTCAAGAGCAATTAATGATGATGTTAATGGATAATGATATTTGTCATTTTAATCTTGCAGAAGCAAATGCCGCGAGAAAAATAGTAGGAAAAAA